TACAGAAAAATCTTTTCCGTCACCACGAGCTACGTCAGCTGAAAGAAGATATTTGTTTTCTTGCTTATACTCTTCCCAGATCCACAAGTTCCGGTCAAAACCAGTTCTGTGTTTCGGATCGACAATCAAACTTGTTATCCGTTCAATATCGTCTGGATGTATAACTGTTTCACCCGAAGCGAGAAATGAACACTCCAATTCCTGTGCTATGTCTCTTCGAGACATATTTCTGGTTTCTTTATCGTACCAATCGTCATCTCTATCGGGGTGTGTATCCCACTTTAATGTGGTGTTATAAAAATCGTTTGCTTGGTTCTCTGAATCTACGAAAGTTTTGTGGAACCAATTTCCAACTCCGTTGGGAGTTGATAGGGCAATACACCTGCCTCCAGTTGAGAGAGTGGGATACAATCCTGTCCACAGTTCATCTAACCCCTCTACAAAAGCTGCTTCGTCTACAACGAGTAGAGTCAGTGCTTCTGAACGACCAGCATCCCCAGAAGTTGAGGTTGCCTTGATTTGGGAACCATTTGCTAGTTCAAATGATGTTCTGTTATCTATAGAGATAGTTGATGTCAACAACCATGTTGGGAGATTCTTGATAATCTGTTTTACTTTTTTAACAAGATTCGTAGCAGTTTGAAGCTTGGTTGCGATGACAAGGACGTTTTTGTCTTTGTGGAACAACATCAGCCATGCTATGTAGGCAGCAGTTACAGTTGAGATGCCTAACTGCCTTGCCTTGAGGATGACATTAAATCGGTAATCGTTGAAGTCTTTTAAGAGTTGTGTTTGGAAATCGTATGTTTTGAAGGGGATTTGACCCTTCATGGGGTGCGTTATTCTAGCATATGTATTTGAGAAATAGACTGGATCTTTGCCAGATTTTAGAATCTCGCTAACAATTTCCTTCTTTGTTAGCTGATAGCTCATGTGTGTTATTTGCCCTTTCTTTCTTTCCGAATATCAAGGACAGTCTGACGAAGCTCTTTTAGAAGTTTTGTTGCATCCATTGCCTTTTTTCGAAGTCGGGTGCCTGGGGCATCCATGCCTCTGTCAAACTTCTCGCTATCAGCAACCGCATCAGTCAATAAATCTAAAATCTCCCTTAACTTTTCCGTCATCATTTTTACTCATTCTCCATCATTTTTAAAACCCACTTTTCTTCTCTTCCCTCAACGTGCTGTACATAGCACTTGAAGCAACACTTGAACTTATTCATGTAAAGATCATCTTTCGATAAGAAAGAGTATGTATCGCACACAGGACAAGTTCTTGTCTCTCTTCTAGTAAATAGTTTTTTAGAGATTAAAACACCGTTATGTTCCGTTAGGTCGTCTTTAGATCGTGTTTCTCTTTCTAACTTAGCAATTTTTTTGAGTTGTTCGATGTATTCTTTTTCTTTTTTTTCATCCCAATTGTTTCTGGGGTTCTGGACTGCTTCGTTCCCATACTTTTCTGCTATTGCTTTTTCGTAATGAATAATGTCGATGCCATTATCTTTCATTTCTTCTTACCTCGTAATTTGGACAGAAGCATAGAAAATACCGATAGAAAGAATAATCCCGGTAATGGCACCGCCAGAGAACCAAAGAGTAGAATAGTCTTTGCTTTCCTCTTCGACAATTTTGAGGAGTCTTTCATTCTCCTTTTTGTGCGTTTCGATAATAATGCCTCTCTTGTCTTTCTCTGCAAGTAGGCTCGCTTTTTCTCTTTCAGCATCAAGTTCACATCTTGACTGTGTTTTTTCTTTTTCATAATCAACCCTCACCTGACACTTCTCTATTTCAAATTCTCTCTCTGCAAGAATCTTCGCACCCGTTTTGGAATCTATTAGGATTCCCGTGAATGGTGCTTTTTCATCCTTTTTTATAACCACAATCTGTGATTCGTCAGCAAAGGAAGCTGTTGTAAAAATAAATACTACAATGAATGTTAAAAATCTTCTCATTTATCACCAAACTCTTTCATAAGCTCTTCTGCGATTTGGTCGATGTCGTCTGTCAAGTCTTTTTCGCGGGAAGTAATCTTCTCTTCTACTTTCTTTTTTTTTATGTCTTTGTCTTTTTCAATCTTCTCCATGTTGGAGATATACTTGTCTGCTGCTTTAGTTTTGTCAGCATCTCTCTTGTCATATACTTTAGTCAATTTCTCAACTGCGTCTTTATGATCTTCTTGAGCAGAAATTATCAGATCAAGAAGAGTTGCCACCTTTGACTTAAACACTACATAGGCACCAAGCAAAAGCAACACCACCAATGGAATGTACCAATAGTGCTTTATGAATAAGCATATTCTCTTGAGATTCACCATAAACATAAATAGATTATACTACACTTTTAAAGGAATTTAACAATTTGTTGGGAGATTCTAGATGCTGAGTTTCCATCCCACAATTCTGGAATGTCATATTTGTCTTTTTGGTTGTAGACTCGTTCTCTGAAAATGTCTTTGATATTCTTCGAGGGGACAAGTATGTTGCTTCCGGGGTATAGAGTACATGGTCTTTCAGTGGTTGTTCGGATAGTAAAACATGGTATTTTTAAGTAAGTTGTCTCTTCTTGAATTCCACCGGAATCAGTAATCACTGCCAAACTTGTAGACATGCATTTCACAAAATCCACATAATTAAGAGGATCTATAATTTTTAAATTCCTTAAACTTTGGAACTTGTCTAGCAGATTAAACTTTTTAATATTGTTTATCGTCCTTGGGTGGATAGGCCAAGTGATTTCTTCATCAATACTTTCGCACATCTGCAACAACTCAGCAACGGACTGCTCATCGTCTACATTAGATTGCCGATGACAGGTTAATAAAATTCTCTGATGGTTGTTCACTTTTGAGTTTAAAAATAAATTTCCTTTAACAATCCGTGACAAAGAATCTATCATCGGATTTCCAACAAAAAATACCGAATCGTGAAAACCTTCCTTATTTAAGTTTTCTACAGCGGACAGTTCAGTTGCGAAATGAAGGGAAGACAATCTGTCAACAATCTTTCTGTTCTTCTCTTCCGGCATTGAATCGTCGTGGCTCCTTAGTCCTGATTCAACATGAGCAATTGGTATATCCATTCTTGATGCCACCAATGACACGATCATTGTCGAATCAACATCTCCGTAGACAACCACCAAATCTGGAGATTGTTCTCTCAAGTTTTTGGATATTCCCAGCATAATCTCCGACATTCTTTCATAAACATCCAGATCCTTACTTAATCTCATTTGTATATCTGGATCTTTCATGAATAGGGAACTTCTAATTTCGGATGAGAGAATGCGATCATAGTGTTGACCCGTATCGAGGGTCACATTTTTTACTGTTTTTAGGGCAGATATTACCGGATGTGCTTTGGGGTAGTTTGGCCTGGTGCCTGTAATGTGTAAGACTTTTTTCATAAATTATAATATTTTTTCATCCACGCAACAGTCTCTCTAATGCCCTGCTCCAAACTTACCGTATCTCGGTGGTTCAAATCTCTTCTTGCTTTTTGGGAATCTACGATTTTATCTTTAGTAGTCAGTATCTCCCTCTCCGTTTCGTACAAAACCAAGGAAGGATCGGCACCTGTCTCTGTCAATATAGTTTCTGCCAACATTTCGATAGAGTGGTGATTTTTACTAGAGATATTGTAAATCTCCCCAGGTTTAAAGTTTTCAGAAATGTTTGCTATTGTTTCCACACAATCGTAAATATAAGTACTCGTCCTCGTATGTCCCTTAAAAACTCTTATTGGTATATTGTTTAAAAGATTGTAGGTAAAAATACAATTAACACTTCTGAACGGGTGATACCATTCCCCCGGACCATATGTGTTAAAAATGCGAACAATCACAGATTCAGTACCATATTGTGTTCTAGAATTTTCAATCTGCATCTCATTTACCTTCTTGGAGATAGCATAATCGTTCATCTGAAGTATTGGAACGTCTTTTAACAGATCTTCATACATAATGTCTCCATAATCTCCGTATACCTCTGACGAGGAGCAGTGAACAAGCTTGAACTTTTCCTTCTCCTGCAACCTGATTATATTCTTTGTCCCTATGGCATTGGTTTTCCACACTTGTTCGTAGAAAAACTCCCCATTCCAGCGGCCGAACTCGGCGGCGCAATTGTAAACCAAATCAGGAGAAACACTCTCGATAACATCCCTTATTTGTCTATATTCAGAAATATCACATCGAAAATAATCTCCCTGGCCAGGTGTCAACCCATGGCTATAAACCTCATCGGAATGATAAAGATCTACTCCGAATACCGAATTGCCTTTTTGCTTTAGTGATTCGAACAATTTAGAACCCACAACACCCTTTGCTCCCGTGATCAATATCTTCATGCTAATCTCCTCTCACTTCTTTGTTCTTTTCCCATGTTGCAGAAAGTA